AAGGATTCCGACCCAACAGCACCGCAATGGTGTCGAACTCCGACTTCGTGAGATACAAGTTCCCCTCAGGGTTCCGGTACGTCACGTTCATCGTGATCGGGCCCATCGCCTGCTCCACACCGGAAGCGCCCTCGAAGTCACTCATAGGCATCGCACGCTTCACGACGCTGCAGGCCAGAACCTTCAACGACTCCGCGAGCAACTCATCCGCACCCGCCAAGGACTCGAGGTCCCCGAAGTCACGGAACCACACCCTGAACCACATCGACGTATCCCCAAGGAGAACATCGGCGCGGGCCTGCTCCGCCTCGTCGAGTGCATGCCACCGGGTTTCGAGATCCGTGTGGGTAGCGAACGCCATGAATCAGCCCTCCGGAACGTCAGACTTCGGTGTACGAGTAACGCGCCGCTTCGCCTTCACCTCAACTGGTTCAGGTTCAGGTTCACCCTGCAGACGGTTGAGCCGGTCGAAGCGTGCAACCTGATCCGGATGCACCTGCACCACAGCGCCCTTCAGGGCGTAACGGTGAGCACCGTCCGGGTCAACGTAGGACATCAGTCCGACCCGGACGGTGCGCTCCACGGCAGCCATCAGGCAGCCAGCCCCGTGACCTTGACCGCGTTGTAGGGGTTAGTGATGGCGAACACCGGGCGGATCGAGGACTGAACCCACGTCGACTCAGTGCCGTCGTCACGGTAGGACACGGTCTTCAGTTCCTGCTCGTAGCGAACCTGACCGACCTGTCCCTCCTGCACCACGTACGCGGATCCGGCGGTGACCTGGTTGCTCGAGATCATGCCGATGCCCCAGTTGGTGAGGACGTCCTTCCAGCGGTCGCCGTACACGACCTGGAAGTTCGACATCTCCTGCGGGTTAACGATCCACAGGTTGTAGACCGAACCGAGCTCGAGGGTCTCAGCCTTCAGTTCCAGCTTCGCGAAGTCCGCGGCCGGCTGAGCGGAGTTCGAGGTGGTCGTCAGGGTCAGCGCCGCAGCGTCAGCCCACGACGTACCCACAACCTGAACATCCGAACCGACAGCAGTGATGCTGGCCTCGAGCTCCGCGAGTGCACGAGCGTGCATCTGACGGGGAATGTCGTTGCCCAGCTTCACAGCCTCCGACTGAATCGCCGACAGGTCGTTGCGGTCCCGGGCCTCATCGGTCACACGGAACTTGCCACCGAGCTTCTTGACCTGAGCGGTCTTCGGCTCCGGCCGATCGAACGTGACCTCAGGGAACTCGGCGCCAGGCGCGACTTCCTGCGTAGCCCGAGTCGGGAACAGATCGTTCTTGGTGACCTGGTTGTAGACCAGGGCGCCACCCGTGACACCGCCACCGTTGGTGAAGATGCGCTCAGCGAAGTACTTCTTCAACGCAAGGTTGGAGATGTACGCGTTGATGCGGGTCGGCTGCTGCAGCATGAGGTCGACCGTGATGCTGTTTCCCGAGACGGAAGGGGAACCCAGCGGGTAATCCTGGCTGTAAGGCGTATTTGCCATTTCTGTCTCCTTCCTTACTCGTAGAACGCGATGAGGACGTCAGCACCGTTGGTGCCGGCTTCGACTGCTTTGCCGACTGCCTTGCCGGAGGCGAGGGTGATTGCCTTACCGGCAGACCCAACCTCAACCTCAGCGCCGAAGGCGATGGTTCCGCCGGCGGTGACGGGCAGGATGCCGCCGCGGAGGATCGGCACGTTGGTGCCGGAAGCTGCGTCGAACGCAGCGACACCGAGCGCCTTCACGCCAGCACCTGCGGTAGCGACCTTGATCAGTCCGGTCGCAGCGTCACGCGTGGCGGACACATCAACGAACGTCTTGCCTACGACTGTGCCGGTGGTGAGTCCAGTGATCGCTCGACCAGGCCGGAACAGGGGGTTGCACTCATTTGCCATGAGACAATTCCTTTCCTAGCTTCGATCCCCGGGTGGCTACTGCCACATCGCGGGGTATGAGTTGTCCTCCGCCTGAGGGGGCTGAGGGGAGGCACCTGGCCTCAAGGACTCCACGGGGCGATTCGACGGCGGGGCCTTCGGCTCGACGGGAGCGGCGGAACCGTGCAGCGCCGCGAGGCGGGCCGCCCTGAATTCCAGTTCTTCTCGGGTACCTGACCCGAGCAAGTCGTAATATTCCTCGCCAATGCCGTGCGTCTTGGCGACGGCTTCGAGGGTGAGGTGTTCAACTGCGACAGTGAGATTGTCTGCGCGTTCCCTGAGTTCGGTGACCTCAGTGTCCTGAGACTTTCCCTTCAGGGTGCGGATCTCATCTCGGAGGTTCTGGATGAGGGACTTCGCTCGACCTTCGTTGAACTCGCCGTCGAACTCGACCGTCGGTGCGGGAGCTGGTACGGGAGGCGCGGTGGGAGCGTGAGTCGACTCCGGAGCAGGAGCCGGGGCTGCGGGAGCTGCAGCAGCCGGCGCTGGCGGGGTCTCCGGCGGAGCCGCCACAGGAGCTGCAGGTTCGGGCGGGGTGCTGCCACCAAGCGGAGCAGACGGCGGCAACGGGGTGCTGATATCAAGTTCGGACATGACGAAAGAACCCTCCTGGGGTCTCGTAAAAGGAACCCGCACCACCTGGGTGCGGGCATAGCAGAAGCCGAACGGCTTCAGGAATCTTCGGGGGCACCATCGGGTCTGGCGACATAGAACCTGTCGGCGTTACCGTCTGCCCGCTCCTGATTCAGAGCGGCAGTGAACGCCTTCAAACTCCCCAACCCGATGGTCTTCTTGGTGTTGTCTTTCCAGATCTTCTCGAGCGCCTCGTACTGCTTGCGACCAACCCAGTCCTCACCCTGACGGACGAGGACCACTTCGCAGTCGCAGTCGTCGTGGTACAGCTTGGGCTTGCGGATGTCGAACCTCTTCGAGCGTTGCGAGACGAACTTCGCACCATGCTTCGACGGAAACACAGGTCCCCTGGAAGCGAGCATCGCGCAAAACCCGCACGTCTCATCGCCGGTCATGATCCGCGCCCACCCGATCACCGCACCCGGCCGTTCCGGTGCAGCCTCAACAGCATCCGTTGTGGCCTCACGGGACGGCATCTGCGCGTGACGTTCCGCCGCAGCCGCCACCTTCACAGTGATGGCCTTGACGACCTGCGGATCCTTCCGGTTCTGCGGGGTCACCTCGATAGTCACCCGCGACTGGCGGCGGGTCACCGGGTCGAGCACCTCGACCGCAACCTTCGGCGCCGCACTGTCAATCTGCGGCCGGCCGCGGCGTGGTGTCGAACCTTCCACCGTCACCCGAGAACGAGCCCGCGGTGAGCGCTCCACCCGAGTCGCATTCTCCAGCAGCGTCACAACCGCTTGCCGCTCATACGGTCGGATCGGCTGAACCTCCGGCGGAGTGACCCGCAAGTCCCTCGCCTGGGCGCGCAGCAACTGCACACCCAGCTCATGAGACTGCAACCGGGCCCGCTGAATATGCGGCAACAACGCTGCAGCCACCTCGATGCGCTGCTCCTCAGTGACCGGAACCCCATACTGCTGAATCGTCCGACGGGTCTGACGGTTCAACGTGCGAAGCAGAATCGCCATCAGACGCCGGAACTGGGAACGCTTCACTGGCCACCCTTAGATTCGAGGGTCTTCGCGTCAGCCTCCTTCGGCCTCAACGACACAGGGATAGCACCGGTGAACTCCGCATCAGGCAACCCAACCTCCTGAGCGACATACTCGGGATCGGCGCCGGCACGAATACCCACACCGAGAGCATCGAACTGCTTCTTCTTCTCATCAGTCTGAGCACCCAGATCCTCAGGCAAGACACCCTGATCCCGCTTCGCCGCGGCAGTGACAGCCCGCTCGACCTTCGTCTTCGTCCAACCGGGGATGTCCTCCCACAAGGATTCAACGGGGACGTCGAGCATCGTCGCCAACTTGCCGAGACCGTCGACCGTCTGCGCGAACGAACGTGCAGTAGCATCACGCCACTTCACCTCGGATGCGAAGTCAGACGCAGACGCAGCATCATTGGTGATGTGAGCTGCAGTGCGCAGCACCTGCTCCCACGACTCACCGAACGACGTCTCAATCTCAGACGACTTCCGTTCCTTGCCCGTCTCCAACGCCGCAAGAGCAGCCTCCGAGATGTTCGAGATCCCATCGACACCGAGGTTCTGCGCCGGCACCTGCCCAATCGCCGACAGATCCCGAACCGCCGAAGCCTTCGACTCCAGGTAATTCTTCAGGTCAGTGGAATCGAACTGCCCGACCTTGACGTCGGCGTCCTTGAAGAACCACGTATCCGAAGCTGACTGGCGGAGCGCCTGCTCCTCACTCGTCGGGATCCAGCCCATCACGTACCGCTGCTTGAACGCGCTGTAGTACTGGGCGATCAACATCTCGAACGTCGTCTCATCAATACGGGACTGAATCGCGATCAACGGTTCGATGATGCCGAACTGCTCCTCATCATCAAGAAGCATCCGATCCTGGAACCGAACAACCGGGCACACCCCGACACCGTGATCACGGCCCTCGATGTACTCAAAATTGTTCGCGCTGCTATACGCAGCCTCAGTCCAACCGAACTGCGACTTCGGAACATTCTTGATACCGATGAAGTGCACCGACTTCTCGTCATACAACCGGATCATCTGACCCTTGACCTCGAGCGCCATGATCGGCCAGTCATCATCCACCGGAGAATCCTGCCGTGGATCCCACTCCATCGGCTCCCCATACAGGGCAGTCATCTGCCGCGGCGACACACCACGAATGAACGCAGCACCCTCATTGCCCGCAACCAGCGACGGCAGCACCGTCACATACGACGCCCCATACTGCAGCGCACTCCGATGCACACCAGTCTGACGGGCATCCAACTTGTTCCGCTGCCACCACTGCCACGGCGCAGCAGTCTCATTCCCCGCACCAGAGAAGTAGTTGTCGACCTTCATCGACTGCGAGAACGTGTCCAGCACCAACGGCAGGAAGTTCGTCTGAGCGCGCCTCGCCAAACCAGCCAAAGGGTGATCGGTCAGTGTGCCCTTCACCTGAACCTGTGCCACAGCATTCTGTGCAGTCCACGGCAGCATCGCCGTAGCAATCCGATCCAACCGCTGAGACTCGAAAGCCCGCGGACCCGAAAGCATGTCCCGAACTGCCGTGATGGCCTGGGCCTTGTTCACTCAGACCACCCCTACTCTCGTGAGCTACATGAAGAACGCCTCATTGGTGCGTTGCTTTGTCGGTTTCCTTGCCGCCCCGTACAGCGCCAACGTGCACGCCACCAGCGGACTGATATCTGTCAGCACATCTCGCCGGGTCCATGCCCACGCGTCACCGACGTTCCGCTTCCGGGCTGCGTCTATCGCCGCGTTCAGGGCCGGCTGGCTGATGTGCCGAACCTTGCTTGCAACGACTGCGTCGAAGAACGCGCCGCAGGCCTGCGTCACATCGCGGGTCGTTGTGACGATCACCTCAGGGCCGACCTCGAGGAGCTCCGGGATCAGAGACCCTGCAGCACCGCCGGCGTCGACCACGATGGCATTCACTTCGTTGCGGGAGTGGATCTCCTTGACGCGCTCTATCACCCAGTGCACGCCCGGACGGTTGTCGACGTACTCGATGTGAGCCAACCCGTCAGCGCGGTACCCACTAGCGCCGATCGAAGCAAGCCCACGATCCGGGGTGACATCCACAGACAGAGTCGTCGGACCAGAAATAGCGGACCCGCCATCAGCGATCGTCGACCACTGCTCCGGGGTGAACACCGAACCCTTACGGGGGTCGTGCCAAATACCCAGACGCTCACGGGCGAACTGCTCATCACCCATATTCGGGCGCTCAACACTGCGCACGAAGTCCGGATCCAACCGGATACCCATCGCAGGGTTCGACTGATACCAGACGTTGATGTCGTCCAGGTCAGCATCCTCTTCGGCGGACCACTCGAAGTACGCCAACCGATCCTCACCCGTGATGCCACGGTCCCGGATCTTCGCCAACGCCTCAGACGCTTGCATGCCGGCGGAGGACACATACCAAACCTGCGCGTTCGGAACGGCAGCCAAGGTCGGCAGCATGTCCGCCAATAACTCCCCGTCAAGGTTGAACGCCTCATCGAAGAACATGGTGTCGCCGGTGAATCCACGACCAGAACCATTCGACCGGGCGAAGAACTGCATTCGACCCCAGTCGAGCTCGATGCCGGTCTCTTCATTCGACTGCCGGTACCGGCCCTTGACGAGCTTGTCCAAATCTGGTGTCTGTTTACACAGGTCCCGGATCCGGCGGTACATCGCCTTCGCGGTCTTGAACTGGTGAGCGGAGTAGATGATCGTCTCATCCCGGGTCAGGAACATCGCGGCCAGCTGGCGGGCCTCGATGACAGCACCTTTGCCGTTCTGCCGCGGAAGGATCAGCCCAACCTCGAACGCTGACCACTTCCCATCCTGACGCTCACCGAGCGACTGCTCGATGACGAACTCCTGCCAAGGATCCAGGACCAGGCCGGCGTGAGCGGCTAGATCAACCGCGTCCTGGCCGAGTGTTGTGAAGAACGGTGGGTGACTGCTGATTCGCGGACGCTGGTTGTCGAGTACGAGGCCTGGACCGGAGGTTGTCAAGGAACGACACCTCCTCAGCTTTACGCTCAGACAGCTTCCCGATACCCAACGACTTCAGAATTTGGTTGAACGCCAACAACTGCTGCCGGTGCTCCGTCAGAAGCGGAGAGGCAATCTCGTCGCCTTTGTCGTTAGTCACCGTCAAGCAACCGCCGATCTCAGCTGCAAGTTCATCCAGCCGATCAGCGATCCGGCATGCATTGAGCAGCAGAACAGCGGACGCGCCATCAAGGTCACGCCCCTGGGTTACTTCGAGCCAGAGTGCGCGCCCACGTTCCTCGAGATCGACCAACGGATCAGGCCCGGACTCATCGGACATGCGCGCACCACCCTCTGTCAGATAGCGACCTCACTGAGATCGGCAAGCTTCGAAACCGAACCGGGGAAAACCTTGCCGGTGACCGTCATGTACCTGCCCACCGAGTAACGCTCGACAGCCAGCCGACCGACGATCCGGCGAGTACCGGGCCCCTCCGGCAGCAAACCGAAGATGTGCAACCCATCACCCGAGGGTGAGACCTCGATGTACGTCGCTGGGATCCCCTTCAGGAACTCCGCAGCAGCACGCGACGGCACACCCGACGGCGACAGACAGTGATCCAAGTCGAAACAGCCGATGCCATCACCGAGGACGAAGCCCTTCCGGGTATGCGCCCGCACCCGAGAGTACGAAGACCACGTCGCAGGATCCGTCGATGACGCCGGCGAACCGTCAACTTGGATCGGACGCTTCGACGGAGTCCACCGAACCCACCGATCACGCTCCCGAAGCTCCACCGGCACCGATGCCCGATGCGCCGCAACCCGGCACTTCGCCGAGCAGAACCGCGGGACGCGGCCAGGCTTCAGCAAATCAAGCGGGCCGGCGCAGCGTGCGCAGGTTCTCGGCATAGGTGAAGCATACAGCCTCCCGTTACGACTCGCATGCCTTGACCTGCGGGTTACCGAACGCCCCCGAACGGTGGACGCTCAGCGCCCTCCTGCCGAAACCAGGGGTCCAGCCATACCAGCAACCCGACGATCGGCGCTCAGCGACCAGGGCAGACACCAAAGCCCCCAGCCCCACAGCGCGTGGGGAGAGAAGCGCCACT